TACAGTGCGCCTGTAACACACTAATTTGTTGTTTTAGCTCCAACGATTCCATCAGCCTTACCTTTGATTGCTTCCAGAATACTAGATGGTGCTTTACCTTGTTTTGCTTCGTTGTAGAGAGATCGTAAGCCTTCAATGTCGTTAATATTTGCTAAAGCAGTTGACCAGTTTCGTTCTACAGGTTCGGCTGTTAGCCTGGCAACTTTAGACATTTCTGATGCGCTAGGTCTTTTACCTTTAGGGCTAAACTCGTTCCCTAGCAGACTGATACATCTACCTAGTGCGCTGGTGCTGCAGTTTTCTACAAAAGATGTTTTGTTTACAGGTGATGACCCTAAGCGTTCTTCAGCGTAATCTACTGCTAAAGGGTAAACGTCATCTTTGTCTGCATAACATTCAGCTTTGAATACAACCTGATCTGGTGTGAAAGATACAAGCTCTGTATGTAGTCTGCCGTTAGGGAACTTTAGCCAGAATAGGTCTATGCGTTCTTGAACTGTCTGATATTCACTCAGGTTGAAGTGTGCCATCGGTTGCTTCTTTCTCTTTGTTTGCGCATGGGTAGCAGGTTGTTTCAGTTTCAGCGTTTGGGATGCCTAAAAGTAGCGCATCAACACCTGAATAAACAATGTTTTCTGTTGTCTTACAGACTTTACATTCACTCATTACTTGACCAAGTAACTGTGTAGTTATCTTCTAAGTAAATCCATTGTGGAAGGTCACGGATTTGTAAAGCAACTTTATCTTCAGTCCAGTTATTGATTCCAACTAGGATGCCTGAGATTGATGTGTTTTCTTTAGGTTTGTTGTTGATCACTATTGCAATCTTGTCACCAACTTTTAGCCCTGAGATGTCTTTTAGTTTTGGCATTATTTCGCTTTCTTTATTGTTAGGTAAGGCACTCCGCCTGCACGTTGACTGAGCGTAACAACTACTTGCCCATCTATTGTGCCTGATTTAGCCCCATTTAAAGCCCCGATTGTTCGTGACTTCATTTCTCTAAGATGTGTTTCAGCTGCATCAAAGTCTGTTTGCGCGTTGATAAGTTCTATCCCTAGTTGCCCTAGTTCTTCATCACGAGTTTCTATACCTGGAGAGAGTTTGCGGGCAGTTTCAAAAGTTGATTCTGAACCATCCCATTCAGGTTGCACATTGTCTAGCACGTTCTGTCTGAAATCGGTTACACGCTGCAAGATCGCCTGCCATTCAAAGTCATCCCAAAGCACTTCATACTCTTTGTATCTTCCAGCATTGACTACAGCAAAGACAGATTTCTTTAGGCCAAAAACAAACATATACCAAAAGACTTGTGCCTTGTAATGTTCAGGGACAGCATCCCAATACAAAGCTGTGTGCTTGATTTCAAGGATGTAGCCTTCACCATTTTCATCTAAACAAACTGCGTCAGGGTTAGCATGCATCCACGATGCTGAAGGTGCAGCATAAGTGCCTACTTCTTCAACAACATGATCAGGATGCTGTTCAACATACAGTTGACGGATTGCAGGTTCAACAAGTTGCCCTAAACGCATGGCAGTGTTACCTACAAAGTCACGTTCAATTTTGCCTGTTTTCTCTGCCCACAAAGTTACTGCAGAAGTAAAAGGAGATAGACCTAAGATTGCGCCTATTTCTGAACCTGAAATGACTCCTACAGTGTTGCGTAGCTCATGCCATTCAGGGCTGTTGTTTTCAAAGTTACCTAAATGTATTGCAGTGTTTAGGATTTTCTGTATTTGGGGGTTTCTCATAACTACACTATAAAGATGACCCCCGACAAATTGAGAATAGATCGCATCACCCTCGACTTACATGAAGCAATCATTGATAATGGCGGTGTGGAATGTGAGCAAGTGCCAGACATCTTCTTTCCCGAAGATTTATCTACTCCAGGTCAATCGGCTATGCGTATTATGGCTACACAGACCGCTAGAGAAATCTGTTTAAGATGCCCTGTTATAGCAAAATGTTTGCAGGTGGGAATGTATGAAGATTTTGGTATTTGGGGTGGTGCTACACCTGAACAGCGTAAACGACTGAAACGTAGGTCAGATTAGTCATCTTTGTTGCGTATAGGGTATGTTGCAGCCCAAATAACGATGCTTGCAAGTATGCAATACCCGATAACTGTTTTGGCACTGCCTTCTAACACTATCCAGGCAACAAACATGCCTAGCAAAGTCCATAACTGTCCGAGAATGTCTTTCAGAAAATTCATTAGTTTATCTTTCTTGTTTTAGGTGATCCACTTGAAACACTTGCGCTAGCTGCAGTCATAGCAGTCTGTGTTGATAACTGTGCAATCTGAGTCACAATTACAGCTGATACAAGGGTTTGTTTGGCTTGTTTACGAACTGCAGGTGTCATGTCTGCCCCAACATTTCCGACAAAGTTTAAAGCATTGATCACTGCAACAGCGGTGTCACCGATAAAAGGAATGTCAGCGATTTCTTCAGGCACAACAATGTCATCTGCTTCAGCTTCATGCATCAGTTCAGTCATCAACGCTTCATGTTGCTCTTGTGGGCTAAGAATTGGGGGATACACGATTTCAGGCTCTAAAGGCTCTACAACAGGTTCAGGGGTAGGCTCTGGGTCTGTAGTCGGTTCAGGGGTAGGTGTAGGCTCTACAGGCGTTACAGGGTCTATAACAGGGTCAACAGGGTCAACAGGCACAATAATCTCTGCTTTAGGGGTGTGAATAGTGATTTTCTCTGAAATCGGACTATAAACAGCCAAACTGTCGTTATCTGCACGAACCCAAAAGGTCACATCAGTATCTTCAGGCAAACCCGAAATAGTTGCTTCATTGATCAGAGTTGCTACAGCCCAACCAGGGTTATCGCCGTAAGTCCAAGACACTGCAAAACGTTCAACCGGTGTATCACGCAAATAGTAGCCCCAAGACAGTTTTACTCCGTCAACACTATTTTCTGCCTGCAAATTATAGGGGGCTTCAAGTGTAGGAACATCTGGGGTAGGCGGGTCAACAACATCCTGTGTAAAAGCAGAATCAGGTATCGGCTGTCCATCAACCCACAAAATGTTACAAGCCCCACCACCATACTCATACCACCAAGCATCAAGTTTCATGCTTACACCTGCAGTAGCACCGATTAGAGCTGAACTACCTGAACAGCCCTTCAAAGTCCAGTCATCTATAACTACTTGCCCATCAAGTGTCAGGTAGAAACCATCGTCAGCCCAAGACTGTATAGAAACTAAACCTGTGCGATCTAAAGTCAAATAACCGCTGTAATGGATTAGCACAAAATCGGCTTGACATTCGGCAACAACATCGCCACCAACATCAAAGTTCATGTTACTTACAGAAACAACAGATGTTTGACATAGTTCATAAGGTTGTCTGTCAGGTAACGTTGCAGAATCAAAAGTATAGACTTCAACTTTTAAGCCGTTAGGGTCTGCGTGGGCTACAGTCAACGGCCAAAATGTGAAACCGAGTATAAAGAAAACTGATGCAAGAAACTTGAGTTTCATTACTTCTTATCTGACTGCTCTTGAGCCTTCTTGATAGCATCGTTAGCAGATTTAGAAACATCAGCTGCAGTGACTTTACCTGTTGTCGCTATAGCGTAACCAACCCCACCAATAACACCAATCATCAAAGTGCCAAAGCTAACTAACACACCTGTAATCCATGAACCTGTTAGAGCAGCACCAACACCAGCACTGCCACCCAAAATAAACAGAAAGATACCAAAACCACGCCACACAAGAGCAGCCAATACTGAAACAATTTCACCTGTTCTAGCCTTCAAAAACTTCATTATTTACCTTTGTTTGCGATGATGTGTTTCAGCGGGTCAATCAGTTCATCGTAGGCGCATAGGTGAATGTTTGGGTTGCTGTGACTAGCGTTAGCTTTACCCATAGATAAGTGAAGGTGTGCGCCTGTAGAAGCAGAACCAGACTTATATTTGCCACCGCCTACTTTACCTAAAACAGTTCCTGCAGTAACTTTTGTGCCTTTGACTAGATCAGACTGTTTAGCCAGGTGAGCATACAAAACCCAGAAACCATCCTTAGTTGATTGCACCAAGAACCAACCCAAAACATCTGACCATTCATTGACGAAGATTGTGCCGTCAGTGATTGCAGGGATAGGTGACAGTTCTTTAGGTGACCAGTCTTGACCCCGATGTGGTCTGCCGTTGCGGTATGGGGCTAAATTGCCGAACTCATCGTTACGAGTAGATGCAGGGAAAGGTTCAATGTATGTTGTCATACCTTGATTTTAGCAAACTGAACTTTACGCTAAATCGTCAATCTGTTCCTGAACAACTACGATAGCGTTCTTGATTATCACTATGTTTGCTGTTAGACGATCTGCTTCTTCACTGTTACCTAACGCTGTTGCAAGTGTTTTGGCTTCTTCGTTATGCCAACCTTCAACGTTCAACGCTTCAAGTCGTTGCTGTAGGGTTTGTAGCTTGTAATCATTTGATACATCAAAATCTGACATTTTATGCTGCTCCTAGAGTTGTTATTGTTCCTGAACTTCCACGATACTTCAAAGCACCTGATTCAACATAAAGAATACCACCACCGCTAGGGTTTGTTGTTGGAACAGTTGTTGCATTAG